GCTTTAGAATCCACAGCATTACCTCCTCCTGGTAAAAGAAAAACATCTGCTGAAGCAATCTATCCTGCAACGCTCAGACAAATAGCAAAAGAGATTGAAAAAGACTATGGAATAAAATTAAATCTTAAAACTCAAAAGATTTACAACACATCAGATGCAGCACCTTATGTTATTAAACATGAAGAACGTGATGGTATTATAGCTGCTTTTAAAAATAAAAAGAATAGAGACTACATGCTTTCAAAATATAATAGTAAAGGTGTTGCTCGTTATGTAGCTGAAGATTTAACAACAGATGCGAGTAAAAGAAATGAGGTATTTACTGGGTTTACCTTAGAGATACCTGAAAACGCAGCTAAGATTTTATCTAAGAAAAAACTTAGATCTTACGTATCGGGTGGATTAGTTGCAATCGAACCAAAAAGAGAGTATTTTGCACCATTGTTTTAATTATGAAGAATTTAGCTAAATTATTTCTGCAAACAAAGCAACAATCTGGTAAAGTTAAGCCAAGAGAATCTGCTAGCACCGCACGTAAAGTCGGTCAGATGAGAAATACAGTAAGGCAAATGACTGGTTACAAAAAAGGAGGAACCATGGAGAATCCAAAGAAACAAGATAGACGTGTGGGAAAGTATGAATCAAAGAAAACATTTAACCCAAGAGATATGGAATTTATAGAAAATTTAAAAGACAGAGATAGACTCACAGAAAGAGATATTGAAAAAGGTAGAGAGATAATTAAAAAATTAAAGGAAAAAGGTAAATCTTTAAAAAATATAGGAACAGGTGCTTTAAAAGAAATGTTAAACTTACAAAAAGGCGGCGTAGCACGACCACCTGCTAGAGTAGGTCGAACTCCTAAAGGAGCTAGAAAAGGTTTACGTGACCTTATGGCTAAAAGACGAATAACAAAAATGTCTCCTATGCAAATGGACAGAAAAAAAGAGGGTTACAGATCGAGAGTGGAAAAAGCTGGAGGCAAAGTTATGTTTGCAGATGAAATGGATAGATTAAAAGGTGAAAGTAAAAAATCACAAAAATCTAGAATCAAAAAGGGTTTGAAATTAAAAGCTGGTGGACTTGCAATGAGAGGTTACGGCATAGCTAAGAGAGGACATTAATGTCAAGAGAAGATTTAGTAGAAGTTCAAGAACAAGAGGATCTTGAAATAGAGGGTCCTGGTGATCAAGTTCTAAACGAGAACATAGATGTAATTGAAGACGAAGAGGGAAACACTCTTATGGGTGAGCCAGCTCCAGAAACTCCAGAAGAAAACTTCTATGCAAATCTAGCAGAGTTCTTAGATGAAGCAGAATTAAAATCCTTAGCTTCCAAATTATTAGCAGATTTTAAAGACGACTCACTTGCTAGAAAATCATATATTGAAACATATACAAAAGGTTTAGATCTTTTAGGATTTAAATATATGGAAGTTACAAGACCATTCATTGGTGCATCTGGTGTTACACATCCGTTACTTGCAGAAGCAGCTACACAATTTCAAGCACAAGCGTTTAAGGAATTACTACCATCTGATGGACCGGTCCGTTGTCAGGTAGTGGGTAAAGAAACTGCTGATACAATCAAACAAGCAAATAGAGTCAAAGACTACATGAACTATCAGATAACAGATGTCATGGAAGAGTATACACCTGAGATGGATCAGATGTTATTTTTTTTACCATTAGCTGGTTCTACATTTAAAAAAGTGTTTTACGATCCAGCAATTCAAAGATGTAAAGCAACATTTATTCATGCAGAAGATTTAGTAGTGCCATACAATGCATCAGACTTATATGAAGCTGAAAGAATATCAGAAGTACAAAGAGTTACAAAAAATCAAATTAAAAAAAGACAAGCGTCTGGTTTCTATAGAGATGTAGAATTACCAGAACCATTTTTCAAAGAAGACAGAGCACAACAAAAGTATGATGAGCTTGAAGGTGTTAAACCACAAAAGTATCAAGATCTATACAACTTTGTTGAAATGCATGTTGATCTAGACTTACCAGGATATGAAAGCGAAAACGGAGTAAAGATACCTTACATAGTTACACTTGATCAAGATAGCATGACTATTTTGTCAATATACAGAAACTACAAACAAGACGATCCTGCAAAAAAAAGAATACCATATTTTGTTCACTACAAATTTTTACCAGGTTTAGGTTTCTATGGCTTTGGTTTAATTCACATGATTGGTGGATTATCAAAAGCTGCTACAGGAGCTTTGAGACAATTGTTAGACGCTGGTACACTAGCTAATCTACCAGCAGGATTTAAATCAAGAGGAATTAGAGTCAGAGATGATGCGGAACCGTTACAACCTGGAGAGTTTAGAGATATAGATGCTCCAGGCGGTAACATTAGAGATCAGTTCCAATTATTACCATTTAAAGAACCAAGTCAGACATTATTCTCTCTGTTAGGTTTTTGTGTTGATGCAGGTAGAAGATTTGCAGCTATAGCTGATTTACAAGTTGGAGACGGTAACCAACAAGCTGCTGTTGGAACAACAGTTGCGTTACTTGAACGTGGATCCAGAGTCATGTCTGCAATCCATAAACGTGCATATTATTCTATGAAAGAAGAATTTAAAATAATGTCTAGAATATTTTCGGAATATATGCCTCCTGAATATCCATATAATGTTGTGGGCGGTAACAGATTTATAAAAGTACAAGACTTTGACGATAGAGTAGATGTCGTGCCAGTTGCAGATCCAAACATATTCTCTATGTCGCAAAGAGTTACACTTGCTCAAACAGAATTACAACTTGCACAAGCTAACCCACAGATCCATAATATGTATGAAGCATATAGAAGAATGTATGAAGCTTTAGGTGTAAGAAATATAGACGCTTTATTACAAGAAGAACCAGAGCCACCACAACCAATTGATCCCGCGTCAGAAAACACTGCTGCATTACAGATGCAATTACCAAAAGCATTTTCGCAACAAAATCATGACGCACACATTGCAGCTCATATGGCTTTTATCAAAACTAGAATGGTTCAATCAAATCCAGCAGTGTATGCATTGCTACAAGGGCACATATCTGAACATGTAAGTTTGAAAGCTAAGAATGAAGTTATGGAACAGTTTATGGCTCAACCAGAGTTAGCGCAATTAGCTCAAACGCAACCTGAGTCTTTTGCGATACAATATGAATCTGCAGTAGCAGAAAGAATAGTTGTGCTTACAAATGATTTAGTAAATCAAGAAATGCAGTTCTTAGGTCAACAAAACCAAGATCCATTAGTTGCATTAAAGCAAAGAGAATTAGACCTCAAAGCACAAGACATAGCAAGAAAAGCACAAGAGACAGCTGAGAGATTAAATGTTGAAACAAATAAATTTGAAGCACAACAAACAATTGCTGAAGATAAACTGGACTTGCAGGAAGAGATACAAAGAGGTAGACTAAGATTACAACAGGAGAAACAAAATGAGGAGACGCGTTAGAAAGTTTCGAGGCGGAGGCATGGATGCCTCAAAATCAGATTTTAAATCACCTAGCACAACAGCTAAAGCACCCCCATCACAGGGATTTGGAAATCCACCAAGTAAAGGTGGAGGTGGAGGTGGAAACAATAATCAAAACGTAAGCAATATTAAAAAGAAAAAAGTAAGTAAATTTAGCACCACAAATGAACCAACGGATACTCCTTACAAATCTAATATGTTATTAAATTTAGCAGCTGGAGTTGTTATTCCAGGAGGTGGTATTTTAATGGAGGGTGCTCAAAGAAGAGCTTACAAAAAAAGACAAGAGTTTGCTAGAGATCAAGGATTATATCGAGATTTTTACAGAACAGAAGGTAAAATCTTTCAACCAAATAACCCTGCTAATAGAAAATACATGAAGGAAGCAGGTTATGGAAGACGCGCACCTGAACAGCAGAGAGATGATAGAGGACCAACACTATGTCCTGATGGTACACTCCCACCTTGTGATACGATGATGGCTGCTAAACCAGCTCAACCAGTCAAGCCAGGTGGTAGAAACAAAGTAGATCCAATGGATTTAGGTTTTAGATTTAAACGTGGAGGACTTTCAGGAGGCAAAAGATTTGGTCCACCACCAAAAAAAGGTCCTGATCCTCATGGTAAATGTCCATTTAGACCTGATGGTATACGTGGCGTAGGAGCAGTTGA